TAATAGGAGAAGAATTAGTAGGCGTTTCATACTTTGGTAGCGATTGGTGGTTCAGTTTTAATAATTAAAGGCTGTTCAATCCTTATAGTCTGAGTTTGTTTACCGTCACTGCTAATTCCACTACCGTTTTCACCTTGCCCGTTTTTCTTCTTTTTGCTCATACCTCCTATCGAAATACCATACGAGGCAAGTAGATTTCCAAGGAGTCCGGCACTATAGGTTGCGTCTATACGTTGTTCAGGTATATCCATGCCAAACATTTTTGGAGGCAATTTTATATACGCAAGAGAAATTATTACCAAACACCATAAAGTTAATCCTGCTCTAACGGTGTTTGATATATAGAACATAATCATCTCCTGGTATTCAGGAGTATCATCATCATCGTCTACTACATTTGTGATTTTTGGTTTGGTAGGACTTGCTGGATTTGCCATAAGTTCTGTTTTTCTTACTTAATCGTAATAAAATAACATCAGAAGTCTAGTACCAATGGTTTCCAAACTCTCAATAGAAGAAAACGCTAAAAGAAATGAGATTATGAATGAACTTTATTTGCTCGATGAGAGAGATAAAGTTGGTCATCCTCATCGTCATACCTTCACAGGGTTAGGTCAGCAGATCGCTGATTACAAAGAGTTTGCTAGACAACTGGCTAACTTTAATAAATGGAACGAACGCAACTACCCACTGTAGAGACTTGCACCTGTTCTCATTGTCTTGAATTAAGACGGCAACAGGCAAGAGCCGAACAATTACAAATGACTAAAGTGTTCGTTAAGGTAGCGACTAATAACAACTGCCTTTGAATAATGTGCTGAAATACCTGTTATTCTTGCAAGTTCTTTACTAGATAAACCCATTAAATTTTTCCTCATCGCTTCTCTTGAATTAGTAGGAGAGCGATAAACAAATAAAGACCCGATGACATTGAGTAGCTTTTTCATAAGAAATTAAAATCTCATTGTTATTGCGTAAGACTTATGAGACGTTAATTTTATCTTAGGGTCGTTGGGGTGTAGCCAGTAGCCCCATCACCCTCACACCCCTTTAATCGACCCATCTTGTTTTTCATAGCATTGAAAGATCTTTAACTCGTTGAAGTGGAATGGCTGCAACAGCAGGTAAAAGGCTGTTACCTAATGCTTTTATTCGTTTACTTCTGTGTAGCCAATTGGGTATGACATCATCTCCTCTAGGAAGCAGGGGTTTAGATATGTATCGTTTCCAGTCTTGTTCGAGCGTGATTCGACTAGGACTCCAGCAAGCCTTCCTTTCTGTGCAGCTTTCTTGTAATTCATGTTCGGGCCTGAGTCCTTGTAATCTCTCGCTGTTGGTGTTGGCAACATAGGAAACTGAAAACCATCTGTCTCTTTTATGGGAACCTCCCAAATCACTCGCTCGTATGCAACACCATTCAGTGCAATACCCTGCCGAGGCCAACTCTCCAAGTACAATTCCCAGTCCGTTATTAATGATCGCTGCCACGTTCTCCAAGACGATGAATCTCGGTGATACCAAGCGTATGAGTCGAATAATTTCATAAAAAAGTCCTGATCTTGTTTCTTTTGTAATTCCAGCCTGTTTGCCAGCAAAACTAATATCGACACAAGG